TTTCTCCAATGGTAGGACACGTTGAGGGTATTTCTATTACTAACTTTGGATTGCGTTATACTACAAATCCACAAGTTGTTCTTAATAGAAATATTCTTGTTCAAAATGTTTCTGGTTCTTTTGCTGCTGGTGATACCTTAACAAGTCATACTGGAACAGTAGTTGACTTTGATAGTGCAAGAAATATTTTAGAAGTTCAAACTTCTGTTGATTTCAATGAAGGTGATAGTATTACAACAATCACTGGAGCCACTGCAACAGTTTATCAGGCAAGTGCTTCAGAGGCAACTTCAACTGTTGGTGTTATTGGAACAAAGGTTGGAAACTTTGTATCTGATAGGGGTAAGGTTTCTGTTGATACAATGCGTATCCAAGATTCACTTTACTACCAAGACTATTCTTATGTGGTTCGTATCGGACAATCTATCAATCAGTGGAGAGAAAGTATTAGACGTTCTGTTCACCCTGCTGGTTGGAACGTGTTCGGTGAAGTATCTTTTGCATCACAAGTTGCAGCAAGGATTCAAAACCCTGCTGCTGGTTCTGTTACAGATAGTGGTTCACCAGATACATTCACACCAGAACTTGCATCGACATTTACAAATCTCTTTACTGTAGTATTTGGAAGAAGACTAGGAACAAATTCTGACGGAACTTCTGTTGTATCTGCACCAACTAGAGGTGTTCCTGCTGGGACTCCACTAGACACTGGTAGAGATGTTACACTATCAAGTGCTGTTCATGTTCAAATGAAAACAGGTAGAGGTTCACATTTAACTGGGCCTACTTTAGAAAATTTTGCAAAGTATGCTATGGCAGTTCATCCAACTACAACGTCTGAAGTAATTCCTAATTACCCAGGCATTAGTAGAACTGCAACCACTGGAGATAATTTCTCTAGTGACCAATACACGCTTGCACAATTTGGTTATCTTAATATTAGAGATGTCTGTCTTGCAGATGGTTCTATACCAGAAAGTGCATATACAACTCGTATCAACGTAATGCCTCCATCAGAAATTTATATTAGTAATGGTGGACTTATCAACGCCTTTGACAATACCTTTATGACATTTGATAGTGGAACAAATAGTTTTGATGAAGAGGGAACTCCAAGACAAACTGCTGGTGGCGTTTATACTTCATATGATGAATCTACAGAAAGATTTGATGAAACAGGCATAACATTTGATATAGGCTCTTGATAAAAGTCTTATAAATAACTAGAGAATATTAGGGGAAACTTTAAATGGCATATCAAACAATAGGAAGAGGTTCTGCTGCGAATGACGGCACTGGTGACGACCTACGCACAGGAGCCGGTAAAGTCAATGATAACTTCGTAGAAATCTACACCTATCTTGGTGACGGTTCTACCCTATCATCGGCCGCAGTAGTTACTGAAACTGCAACACAAACTTTAACAAACAAAACAATCACTGGAACTTTTACTGGTAATATCACAGGAGATGTTACTGGTAACGTAACAGGTAATGTCACTGGAAATATAACTGGTGATGTCACTGGAGACTTGACAGGTAACGTCACTGGAGACTTGACAGGGGATGTCACTGGTGGAGTCACTGGAGATGTTACAGGAAATCTAACAGGCAATATTTCATCATCTTCTGGTAATATTGTTGTTACTCCTGCTACAAACATTCTAGAAGTTCAAGGTGATGGTGCATCTGTCGTTGGGCAACTTCAATTGAACTGTCATGTCAACACACATGGACAAATTGTTGCATCACAACCACATTCAGAAAACGCAACAAATACATTAACATTACCAGGCGGTGACACACTTGGAAATGCTGATGCAACTTTGGTTTCTGATACTGCAACACAAACATTAACAAACAAGACGCTGACTTCACCTACCATTACTGGAACAGGTGCAATCGCTGGGGTATTCACTGGTAACATTACTGGTGATGTAACAGGAAATGTTACTGGAAATGTTACTGGAGATTTAACTGGTAACGTATCTGGTAACGTAGACGGTATTGTTGGTGGAACAACTCCTGCTGCTGGAACATTCACAGACTTGACTGCAAGTGGTGCTGTTCAATTGGCAGTCTATGCAGATACAACTGCAAGAGATGCCGCAATTACAAGTCCTGCTGCTGGTATGATTGCTTTCGTAACAGACGGTGACGGTGGTGGAACTGCTCAATTCCAAGGGTATGACGGTTCTGCTTGGGTTGCATTGAATTAACGGATAGGATAAAGAAATATGGCAATTGATAAAATTACATTACAGGCGACTGATAACCTCTTCGTCAATACAGAAATAACAGGAACAGAAGCCGCAAAGATGCCTGTCGGAACAACTGCACAAAGAGCAAATGTTCAGGCGGGGGATATTCGTTTTAATTCAACCACAGCCTTAATGGAGTATTATGATGGAACTCAGTGGAAGTCTATTGACTCTCCCCCTGCTATTACTTCAATTTCTCCATCAAACATTGCAGATTCAGATAATGATGTAGACATTACTATCACTGGTTCTAATTTTATTATTGGTGGACAAACGGTTACTGCTATAGGTGCAAATGGTTCTACTATTACTGCTGCAACTGTAACAAGAGTTTCTGCTACCGAATTGACTGCGAACTTTGATGGAACTTCTTTTGACAATGCACAAGAACCTTATGACATTAAAGTAGAAAATACTGCATCTAGTTTATCTATTACTTCTGCTGATGTATTGAATGTAAACGCAAGTCCAGCATGGACTGTATCTGCTGGTTCTCTTGGAACAATTTATGATTCTTTAAGAACTGGTGTTTCCTTTACAACAGGCGCAACCGATTCTGAAGGTGCAACACTAACTTATTCTGTTTCAGTAGGTTCATTGCCTGCTGGACTTTCTATTGATTCATCTACAGGAACAATTTCTGGAAACGCAACTGCTGTAGGTTCTGATACCACTTCTACATTTACTTTATCTGTTACTGATGGAACAAATACCGTAACAAGACAATACTCTATTGCTGTTCTTGCACCAGTAATCACATCTTACACATCAACTGGTTCTGGAACATTTAGTGTTCCATCTGGTATTACCGCTGTTGATGTTCTAGTTGTCGCTGGTGGTGGTGGTGGCGCTTCATACTATTATGGTGCCGGTGGAGGCGCTGGTGGACTTATCTATCGCCCTGCTTTCCCTGTAACCCCAGGCGGTTCAGTTTCTTATTCTGTTGGTGGTGGTGCTGCCTCAATTCCATATACCTATCCAGATGCTCCTCAAACAACTGGTAATGATGGACAAAACTCATCATTTGGAACATTAACTGCTGTCGGTGGTGGCGGCGGTGCGAGACAATTAGGGTCTGGTAGTGCCAACGGACGTTCAGGCGGTTCTGGCGGCGGTGGCGCTTCTTCGCATGGTGGAAGTGCTGTGGCCGCAGGCGGGCCAGGACAACAACCTTCACAACCAGGCGACTCTGGAACTTATGGTTTTGGAAGCCCAGGCGGTTCATCAGATTATGGTTCTGGCGGCGGTGGTGGTGCTGGTGGTTCTGGTGGTAACGCTCCAAACTATGCTGGTGGTGCTGGTGGTGTTGGTAAACAATACGATATTTCTGGTTCACAAGTATACTATGCTGGTGGTGGCGGTGCCGCTGGTGATGCTAACGGATCACCAAATCAAGGTGGAACTGGTGGACAAGGTGGCGGTGGTTCTGCTACTAATGACCAATCAACACCCGGCGGCCCTGCGCCATTAAACGCATTACAACAAGGACAGGCAAACCGTGGCGGCGGTGGTGGTGGTGGTTATCACAACTCTGGTGTTGGACAAGGTGGTGCCGGTGGTTCTGGTATCGTCATTGTGAAATACTAACTAAATATCATTGTAAAAGGAATAATGGAAAACTAAAATGGCAGCGATTATTACAGAAAATTTCAGACAACATAATGCAGAGCAATTCTTTGAGTCATTCTCAGAAGCTGCTGCATCAACATACTATTTGTTCATTGGTAAGAGTTCACCTTTTACTAATTCAACATCTGGTGGCGATGACAACTCACCTCCTGTTCCAAAGGATGATGTGACTACAGAATTTTATAAATGGGATTCAATGCTCGCTGCTAAGTTGATCTCATCTTCTGATGTATCTTATGTTATCCCTCGTAGAAACTGGACAAACAATACAGTATACGATATGTATGAACATGACATTAGTAGTTCAAATACGACTACTTCTGGTGCATCAAACTTGTATGGCGGAACATTCTACTTTATGACTTCAGAATATAAAGTCTATAAAGTGCTTGACAATAATGGTGGAACTGCATATAGTGGTTCTGAACCAACTGGAACAGATACTTTCCCTGTAGAGATTGGTGGATATACAATTCAATATATGTATTCCATTACTACATCAGAAATTCAAAAGTTCTTAACCTCAGATTTTATTCCAGTATCTACTGACACTAACGTAACTAATGCTGCAGTTGATGGTTCTATTGATGTAGTTCGTGTTACTGTTGGTTCTGGTTATACAGACGGAACTTATTATGCTGCAATTGATGGTGACGGAACTGGTGGTGTTGTAGAAATTTTAGTTTCTGGTGGTGCAATTGTCAAACAGGGTTCTGCTGGAACTAATGTGACAACTCCAGGCTCTGGTTACACATTTGGTAATGTTGACTTAACAGATGTTTATACAACAAGTGCTTTGACGGTATCTGCTAATATCGGTTCAGGCACAGGTGGTGCAGTCGTTCCAATCATCTCACCAAAGGGTGGACATGGTAAAGATGCTGTTGTAGAACTTGGTGGGCATTATGTTATGATGAACTCTAAGTTAGAACAGGCAGAAGGTGATGATGTTACAGTTGCAAACGATTTCAGAGAAGTAGGAATTATTAAAGACCCATACAACTTTGGAACAACAACTATTTCTTCTGCATCTACTCGTAGACAGTCTCTTGCAATTAAGATGGCGTCTGCTCCTTCTGTTGCATTTGAGATTGATGAAAAAGTCACTCAGTCAACAACTGGTGCAGTGGGTAGAGTTGTAGAATGGGATGCAACGAATAACATTCTATATATTTTACAGGAAAGATTTGCAGACTACGGTATTGCTGCTTCTGGCAATCAAGTTGCATTCAGTGGTGCAAATACTATCACTGGTGCTGCTTCTGGTGCTGCTGCAATTCCTTCTGCTACTGCAAGTGAGAATGTAACTCTTGCTGGGGGAACAATTCTTACATTTACTGCTGGATATAATAATCCAGAACTTGAACCAAACAGTGGACATATTCTATATGTCGAAAACAGACGCCCGATTTCTCGTGCATCTGACCAAACAGAAGATATTAAAATCGTAGTGGAATTCTAAACAATGGAAAAA